GCAGTGCTGGCTACTGCCGTGAAATTGTCATCACCGATTTTGTATTGAACGAGGAAATCATTTACATTTATTCGATTGTGACTCCAGCTCAAATCAAAGCCGGTGTGAACGGTCTGACCCTCTTGATATAAAAACTCAGTCCCTGTAAGAGCTTCTGGAGCGTCAGGAGTGCTAGAAAGGTTGGTTATATCTCGCGTTGTAAGCGAAACATCCTCTTCAATAGCATCGTAGATTGACTCGTTGTATTGAATCGCGCTAACGCCATACACGCCATCACCTGACTCGGCTACCGACAACACACGGAACTTTTGAACTTGAATATCGGTGGTATCGATCAGGTAAACGGCTGCTGCGTTTGGCGCTTCGCTAAAAGCCTCGTCAACAGTAATATCCGCTCCAGAAATGCTGGAGATTGTCTTGGTTTCAACCAAGCCTGTGGGTAGCAAAACCGAAAGCGTCGGGCTTGCTGAAAGGCTTACCGACAGGTCGGTATCGCTATCAATCGTGATAACCGTTGTAGTTGCTGAGCTAACTCGTCCACTTCTGCGCGTCCCACCACGCATTGGGTCGGCAATATCAACCACCATCCCTGGACGAAGGATGATGCCGCTTTCAATCGCAACTGCAAACTCGCAAGTCTCAGTCAGGTTTTGCTCGGACAGTAGCGTCCACTTGCCAAGGCGATGGGCCTGACCTTGGCTGTAACACCCAATAGCCTTGATGTCTTTTTTGATGATGCCGTACTTGGCAACAGCATCATGATCCTCTACATACTCGTACTCAAGATCACCACGGGTGTCGTATGACTGCCAAGCTATAACAGCAACTGTGTGACGAGATTTTTGTGAAGAGCCTGAATATGAAAACGTTCCATTGACCACGTTCGATGGGCCAAGCAAATACTGGGCATCGGCTGGCTTATCTTGCAGCAGCACCAACGATCCAGATCCGTAATACGCAATGCCACGAAAAATTGCAGTTAGCTGCTGAATAACGTTGTAGACCTCATCACGACTGTTAATAAGCATGTTGAGACTGAAGCGCGTCTCTTGGCCGCCTTTGCCGTCATCAACAAGCGCATTGCAGTATTGGCTAATTGCAAAAAAGTCGTAGCGATCGAGCGTGTCTTCTGGAACACCAGCTCCATACCGATCGTTAATTAGCAGGTCATATAGACACCACGCTGGATCGTTCGTCCACGTTGCAGCGGAAAAGGTTCCGTCCCAAACGCCAGAATATGTAATCCGTCCCAGATGAGTGGTGGTGTCTACAGTTGCGTTGCTTGGAATCTTGACCTTGATGCCTCGGATCAGATACTTCCGAGACGGGATGCTGCCAAATTGACGAGAGTCAAACCGCAGGCCAACTAGGGCAGCATTGGGATAACGGAACTTTTCGTCAATAATCTCTGTGTACGCCTGGAAAAACGTTGAACTGGCGCGGCGCGTGCTGGTCTCATCGGCGCTTACGCGCACCATCCGAAGATCAACAGGAAAAGCACCGTCAAGTGTGACCATGTAATCACGCTGATACCTTGCGCTGCTCTTGCCTTTAATCGTGTCTTCAATTACGTCGTTAAAACCACCACCGTTGTACTGAACTTGAATCTTAATGCTGACTTGATGACCAGTAATATCACCATCATCCTCAACAATGCGAAGCGAAGGAATTGTCAGCGTGACCCGCACTCGATCCACATCTGTATCTGTGATGGACCGAGTAACAGGGCTGCCGTTACTAACTTCAGCGTTTACCGCTTGCTCAGACTGTGTAGAACCGAAATCACCGGAGATGTGAGTCTGTGTCTGCGTTCCAGTGCGCGTAACAATCGTGAAATCGCTGAAATTATTTGAGCCGTCAGCATTTTCTACTGGGGTGTCTTCTAGGAAAACGCTCTTGTTGCCGTCTTCTAGGCCCTCAATCTCTCCTTCGCTGATTAGATCAAGAACACTGGCAAATTGAACTGACTGAAGCGTATCGTCAGCTTCTGTAGGTGTACGTGAGCCACCACCGCTTTTACGTGCTCCACCACCCGCACCAGCGATGCGGACACCTAATCCAGCATTGTGGACGCGAATGTTGTTGGCAATAAACGTATGCCGCCGCTCTACCGTCAGGTTGTAGACAGTAAACGTTCCAAGCTCCTCCCGACTCATCAATGGCCGGAGGTGGCCCATAACGTCAATCAGACAGTCATCAAAACCAAGGCTTCCAATCGCGACAAATGCGTTGTATTGGTTTAAGACCCAGTGGTTTGGCGTTGCGTCTACATACTCATCTCCCCAAAAACCGTACCGATAAACTTGCTCGTCTTCGTGGACGTGGACTTTCAACACCTTTGCGACATGGGTGTTGCCCTTGTCGTCAAAGCTAATTACTTCACTGCCTTCCTTTAGTTCGTCGATGCGAACCTGACCGTCAGGCGTAGAAACAAGAGTATCGCCGGTAAAGCATCCACCTGAACCAGCAATCGCAGTGTATTTAGCCTGTGTCATGTCCTCACCTCATCAACGTCAGTACCGCTAGAAATAATTGCCGATCCAACGAACACTCGTCCATACGCTATCGGCACCGGCAAGCCCTGCCTTGATGTATTGACAACGTTTGAAAAACTAAAAGATTCGAGCTGGGCCGATTCATCAAAATCTGGCACTTCAGGCTGAGGTGAAAGCGCTTGGGCAATGCCCATAAAGGTCAAGCCAAGACCCAGCGTTCCGGCAGCAATCGCAAAGCTCGTTGCAAAAGTGGCTGTTGCTCCAGCTGCTAAACCAAAACCACCCAGACCAACAGCAATCGATGATCCACCAGTCACAACAGCCAGGGCGATAAGACCCAAACCCGCAAAGATGCTTCCAGCACCACGGCCTGCACCAGCAATAACTGGCGTAATGCTAAACACTTCTCTCTCAGCCCAAGGCATAAGCAATGGGCTTGGATCATCAACAATCTTTTCTTTTCCGATCGTTACTCGATAACCAACACCGTCCTTTTCGCTATCAATAAGCCATTTCTCAAGGCCAGGAAAATTTACACATAATGCTTTGATAGCTTGAGCTGGTGTTGCGGCCTCAAACTCAAACCGGCATTGACCTAATTTCTTGCGAAGTGCGCCGTAAACCTTAACGACTTTCATGCCTCAAGGCGCAAGCAGTGCTCTTGCCATAGTAACTGCTGCCAAGGGTGTAAACATCCCTGCTCGACAGCCTTCCCTGTACGTGATGCAAGATCTGAGAGTCACCCAGATAGATCGCAGCATGGTTTGGAACGGGTGAAACCAGCTGCATCAACAACGCATCACCGCGCTGCAGCTCCTCAACTGGAATCTTGTGGAACCCTTCCTTCTGAAAGTTCTCTAGATAAAGGTTTTCACCGTGATCCCACCACTGATCTCGGCGGTCATAATCCCGCAACTCAAGTCCCCACTCCCTTCCGTACCAATCACGGCACAGGCTGTAGCAGTCCACAACGCCGTGAACAAACTCACGTCCCACATACGGAAGCTCGAAGCCGTCCGGCTCGCAATACCCCCAACCTTCAGTGTTTGGGTTGACGATAAACCATGGCAGACCGGACTTTTCGCACGCAACACGATCAGCCGGTGATGGAGCGGGATTCGTCTTGGGATGGCTGTGGACAACAGCAACCACCTCGCCTTTGTCCTCTACTTCGTTCCAACCGTCGAGAACAAAGTGCTCATCAGGGGTTTCAGCAATGTTGCGGCATGGGAAGTAACGCCGACGCCCTTTAATAACAGCGACTAATCCACAGCTCTCACGGGGGAACTCGTCCTTTGCTTGCTGAAGAATCTCAGCCTGCATCGTTGCTGTCAGCTTCATCATTTAGTCAGTCCAGCTCCAGGAAACGATCCAAACGGCAACTCAGCGGTGTTGCCAAACCGCAGTTTGCAGCTAGCAACTCGCTTACCGCAAACATCTTCTGCTTCCGTGTCAACTTCATTGCCGTTTACGTCGTAATAGTCAGTACCCGTATAGCTGCATTCACTGCTGCGATAGATCCACTGGCAGACGTTGGCCACGATTTGACGCTTTGGCAGTTTTTGACCTGCAAGGTCAAACTTGCTGGCCAGCTCAAACGTCACACTGTCCCGTGATTCATTAGCTTTCCGATCCACATACCAGCGCTCATCAGGGAACTTGGCGTTTGGATCAGCAGTTGATTCACCATCCAGAAACTTCTTCAGCGTTCGGATCCGGCGAACCTCCGCTCCACCAAGGTCATTACCTGCAGTAGTCGCGTTGACCAGCAGCAAAAGCGTGGTCATCGTGCCGTCTAGGTTGCTGATCGTCAGCGTGGGACGGGGCAACGTACCAGTGTTCGTGAACTCAAAGCCGTCTGCTTTGACTGGGATACGGGTGTAGGTGTTGCCGTTAAAAACAACGTTGCCGTCTACGTCTGCATTTGCGCCTGCGTGAAAGCGGTAAACATCCGTGCTGCCATGGAGCGTGTTGTCCAGATGCAGCTCAAACAGCTCGATAATCGCACTTGGGTTGAGCTTGGCCAGCTCCTCGTACGCAGAGGCAATCGCCGTCCAGACACAGGTGTTGTCCGTGATTGTGCTGCCAATATCTGTTGGCCAGCTCGGTTCAGACGAATCTGACGTTCCAGCAGTCGTACACCGAAAGAACAGGCCGGATGCTTGATCTGTTGTGGCACGTCGAATGTCGCCAACAGAAAATGCGGTACTAGCGGCCCAAGCTGCTACTGCCATTACGGTTCAAAAACTTGGCGGAACGTTGCCTGAATTGTGGCGCGATTCAAGTACGGAATCGACTTACTCCACTGCTCGCAGACAAACTTAGAGGCACTGCCCTCGCCAGGTGGTGTGAAGTCAAAGCTGGCATAGTCCGCAGCTCGTGCATCCAAGAACGTTTCGATCGTGTCGGCATCAGTCTCTGACACCTCAAACGTCAGGTTGAAAACCTTGGGATTCTGATTGATGCCATACGTCAGCCTGGCCTCGTAGCCATCACCAAACTGCACCTTACGAACGTTTGGTGAGCTGCTCTTTTGCAGCCCATACGTTGGTGTAATTGAAGGGAAGGTGGCCATTAGCGTGATCGTGCGAGGAGACCGCCAGGACGTTTCTGCTTCACTAGCTCTTGCTGCACAGCAATGCCGATTGCCTTGCCAAGTTGCTGGGCTTGATCAGCATCACCTTCGACAGACGAACCAGAAGCATCCACGTTCACAACCACGTTAGCGCTACCCATTGCGTGGTTCGGAACAATCGTTCCAGCGCGATCAGGGACGAACAACTCGGGACCACGTTCTCCAACGATCGACGGGCGACCAACAGGTGGACGACCACCATTGGCAAAGCCAGGAATCATCCCGCCAGAAAAGAACCCAGGACCAGCAACAGAAAAATCACCGTATGCGCTAGCGGCTACTGAGCTAGCACCACCTCCACCACCTATGCCGCCGCCAAAGAAACTCATCCCAATGCCCAGGATCTTCATCTTGATCTGAGCTGCAATCATCTGGGCAGCCATATCAATGAAGTGATCCGCTGTGCGCTGGAACAAGTTGGCCAACGCCTGTTGAGCGGTCATACTGCCCGTAACAAGCCCCTTAAATGACTCGCTAAATGCGTCTCCAAGAGTGTTAGCCAACGAAATAAGTTGATTAACGGGATCCATCAACTCGTTCAGAGTTCCCTGGATCCTCTTTCTTTCTTCATCAATGCGCTCGGCAGGCGTTTTCTCTCCCTTGACTTCGCCCTTAGCAATACGACCTTTTTCTTCAATCTCATTACGCCGCTCCAATGCCCTGTTGAGAGCTTCTTCGGCAGCAACACGCTCCTTAGTTGTCTTAGCTTGATCAACAGCAATCTCTAAATTTGCAATCAAAATTGCATTGCTTTCAAGCTGTTTCTCTACCAATCGCTCAATTTCTAGTATCTGCTTTTTAGCCTCAATCACTTGCTTGGCAGCAGCAGGCGTAGAGCCACTCATAATTAGCTCGCCATATTCTTTTTCAAATGCGTTGCGATCTCTTATGGCGTCTAACTTTTTCTGCAAAGGCTTCAACAATTCTTCACCGGCCTT